TGGGTAGTAAGGAACTTCCTGAACTTCAATTCCAAGAACACGTGTTGTACGTGCTCCACCGAATGTCTGTCCAACGCCATCAAGGTATGATTGACGATTTGACTGTGTGCTTCCTGGCATACGGCCAGTGAATGCTTCTGCTACTGCATCTGCAAGGGTACCGTTATTCTTAACGATTCCTCCGAATGCATCTGTACCTGCGTAGAACTTAAGATTGTTCTTAAGTGCACGGTACTTACGTGGCATTGCATTAATGATTCCCTGCATAACTTCAGGTGTCCAAGCATTATCTGCTACGGTTACAACTGACTCATGTGCTTGTCCAGCACCTGTTCCAGTCTTTTCCTTGTTAATAAAGCCATCCATGATTGACAAGAATGACCCTGTTGAACCATCACCATTGATAGCGAGATCTTCGATATCATTTGCGAATGCGTTGGTCATCAAGCGTACTAAGTGATCTTCTAGAGCGTCACCTTCTACACCATCTTCCAATGATTCTGCTGTTACTTCCCAATCAAGACGAATCTTCTTGGTAGTAAGTTCGACCTTAGAGAATGTTGCACCTGTGTTTGTGTATGTACCAATTGCTTGCGCTGCTGCACGAATTACACGCTCACCGACGTTTACCTTCTCAAGTTCCATAGAATTAGCCTTCATTGTTACACGACGGCCATCCTTTGCTAATACTGTTGCGTCCCAAACATAGTCGATAAAACGACGTGCCTGCTCAGGGCGCAAAATTCCAGAAGCCGCTGAACCACTAGGGTTTACAGCATTGGCTCCGCTTGTAGATCCAAGGGTTGCTGTTGGAATATTTCCAAGTGTACTTGCACCTGGGGTTGTTACTCCACCAATACCACCTGATGCGAAAGCACCTTGACCCTGGTAAAGCCCTGGTGCTGTTGCACCGAGATCTCCACCTGCGCCTGGCTGGTTTTTGATTATTTCTTCTGACATATTGTCACCTCCTAGTGATTTTTTCATTTGAATAGATCGGCTGTTTTGAGGAAACTACCGCCCCATAGGGATTTTTCAACCATTTCAGGTTGAGACTGAAAGATATCGCCGATATCTCCAGACTTTCGGAATGCGGTGTCTGCTTCCACAGCGTCTACTCGTTTTCCAAATTCATTAAATTCACTTGAAACTGTTGCAATATCTTTTGCAACTGCTGTAAATGAATCCTTAACTGTATCAACATCAACCTTTGAAGACTTAAGAAGTTCTACTTCTGCTTGCAAAGACTTTACTGTTGACACTAGATCGCTAAAGGCTGATTCTAGAGTATTTTTCATTTCAGTAACTGCTTCTGCAATTACCTCTTCTGACTTAGATACTTCTACAACTGCTTCAACTACTGTTTCGACTGCTTCAGCATCTTCTGCTTTAACAATCTCTTCTGCTACAAGTTCATCAGTCTTGACAACATCTGCTGTCTCAACCTCTTCTGCCTTGGCAATTTCTTCAGTAATTTCTGCAACTGCCTCTGGAGCGACCACAACATCTTCAATTACGTCTGTCTTTTCAACTTGTGTTTTTGATTTTGTCATAGGTTGTACCTCCTTGTTAATCTTAGAAGTATTAATGCCTTTAGCACTATCAACTAAGAATTTTATCATGTCTATCTTTTCATTATCCGTTTTTTCAACAAAACCTATATTTGCCATTTGCTCCCCAGTAGTCGGACTTAACTCTGACTCATTTTCTGAAACCATAACAATGCCTGATTCCTTATCATAAAAAACATTTTCTAAAACTGTTTCATCGCCCTTAATAACATCTACTCCGTCAATTTTTTCAACAGATACAATGTTTGCAAACTGATTTGCTGGGGAATCTACAAGACTCAACTCAATCAAATCGTATTGCTTAATAATTCTAATTGCTTTGTCTGACTTCTCGTCAAACCCATCGTCCCATTTGTTCATTCTTCCGCCAATAGAAAAACCAGCAAGGGTACCATCTAGAACCTTTTCCCAAGTATCTTGTGCACCTTTTGAAACATAAGCGGATACAAATACTCCATTATAAAATTTCTTTGATTCTGGATCAAAATATTTTTCTGCTTTGAAGTTTACCATCTTGCCTACTGCTAATGGCTGATGCATTTCTCTAATGTTCCCTCGGAATTTTGCAAATGCATCCATTGATGCTTCTGCTGTTACAATGTCATCTTGCTTGTCAACATTGTCTAGGGATGCAAATCCAGATACGATTCGTCGCTCTTTGTCTACCTTACTAAAAGGCATTGAAAGACGCAGATTATCCCCATCAGAATTCCAATGGGCTTTAGATATATTGCTCACGATTATATTATAAGCCCCTTTTGTTACATATATCACAATGTGGACATATTGGACATTAAGGAGTTTTTCTTCCCTCTCCCTTTGGGGCTCTTCCAGCAACTGTTGAAGTGCTGTCAGAGTTGTTATTAGTTCTTTCAGAATCTCTTGCTCTTGTTGTGTTTGCCTCTGCTGCTGTTGTTGGCTTAAGGTCTAAGACCTCATCTCCACCGTCACGCTGTGGCATATCCAAAAGAACTCTTGCCTCGTTTGGAGTCATAATCTGATTCTTAACATATCTCTCAAGAATTTGAGACTGTGCTATTTCGTCAGTAAGAGTTAATTCGTTAAAAGTAAACTCAAGAATATCTGTTTTTTCACGGACAATCTTGTTAATCATTTTTTCAATTTGTCTTTGGGCTGGTCTTGCAACCTGCTCCTTAAAGGTGCGATCCTGTGCAAGTGCTGCTGCTATAGATCCAGAATCGCCACCTCCAAGTTTAGACAGTGGCACCTGATGTGCTACCAGGATGTCATCACGGTTTTGTTTACGATACTCTTTAAAAGAGCCGTCCTGTATTCCGTCTTCGATGGGATCCATTTTAAATTCTACTTTGTTATTTTCGCTATCCCCTGGTAATGGAATGTATAGCGTTCTGTGTGACTGCCCTCTGAGATTTGTTTGTAAGAATCGAAACATCTTATCTTCTGCATCGCCAGAAAGTTTGGCACCCTTTAGGGTTACAACGTATCTTGGTACTGCCTTGTTTGCAAAGTAATCAATGTTGTACTGTGAGGCAAGGGAATCTCCGTGTAGAGAGTTAATCGCCGACATAATGTCTGGAACTCCGTAAAAAGTATTAAGTGGTGAGTACTGCTTAAAGTGAATAATCTCGTTTGGTCTAGCGTCTATGGTTAATGGGTTCTGATTCTTTGCTCCAAAGTTGCGGAAATAGACAATCTTGTTTCCAATGATCTGAACATATCCGTCTTTTAATCTTCTAACTCTCATTGTTGTTGATGGAATGTGACCTACATACCCAATCTCTCCACGAGTGGTTCTACCAACTTCTAGATAGCCGTTACCAGTAGACTGTAAGTCTGTGTAAACCTTTTCCATTGTTGCTGTGAATGAGTCATCATCGTTTAGAGACTCTATCCAGTCACGCATTTCAATCTTTGCTCTTTCAATTCTCTTTCTTGCTTTTTGTGTTGCGCTGTTATCTTCAGATGCTTCAAGCCTCATCATTGTTCTTTGAGAAACCTTAAACTCATAACCTAAGCCAACAATGTTTTCTACCTTGGCATCAATGGCTGCGTGGTTTGCAAATGATGTGTCGTAATAGTTTGCCAACTCATACAAGTTCCATGGTGGGGTGATTACATCAAACATTCCATAGCCGTTTACATATACTAGCCCTGGGTTTATCTCTTTTGACTGTGCTCCATCAATACCGCTTTTTCCAGCAAGGGCTGCAGTTGTATATTGAGTTGTTGGTTCAATCATCTTGCTTGAAGTTCTACTTGTACGTCTTTTAAAGTTTGCATCTAATCCATCAAGAGATTTTAAAGTTTCCCAGTTTCCGCTAAACGGATCTGACTTTGAAAAACTTTCATCTCTTTTTATTGGTTCGTCAATTCTTGCACCAATTTCGTACTGGTTATCTTCCATGATTAATCCTCATCTCCATATTTAGCAATTGTATCTTTTGCTGCTTGTACTGCACCAAGGTCGTTTAGGTTTGGAATAAGTCCAGACTTCATACGATCAACTTGCTCAGAATATTCTTCTTCTGAAACTCTTGTTAGTCCTGGAACAAATATTGCCTTGCCGTCTCCAGGGTCTCCATAGTGCTTTGCCATTTTCTTTAGTTCAGCAATTTTAGATATATCATTTTTATCTGAAGGAATGTTAAGAACAGAACCGTTGCCGTCTGTAAACCATTTGCCATTTGCCTTCTTATATACATAAAGACCCCAATCATAGTTCTTTTCTATGACTTGGCGTCTAACGTTTTTTACAATTGGTTGACCAGTTTTTGGGTCTATTAGTGAATCCATAACCACAAGTATACCACATTACACAGGATCTTGAACAAACTGACTCCAGTTTACATCCGTAAAAATGGTGTAAGAGTAGTTTCCCAGACTAACAGGTCTTTCATCGTCTACAATTATCTTATTAGTTCCAGTATAACTTTTATAAACATCTGAAGGATCTACACCGTAATAACTTTTTTCTGACAAAACAAGAACTTTATTCCAATTAAACGAAGGGCTATCCCAAAAATCCCAACGAAGTGGTTGAGTAGACGATCCCAAAACCCTAACTCTAAACCAAGGTCTTTCTGATATATTCTGGACCTCTTGAAGGTTTGTGGACTGATAGTAAGAAATGCTATTAAATAATACTGGCCCTGTTAGTCTTACTGCCCCTTCAAAAAATGAAAAATTAAGACTGCTTAAAAAGTTAACTCCTAAAAAGCCCCATTCTTGTAGTGTAATAATTGGTTCCTTAACTACCTTTCCATTCCAGTAAAACCCAATGCCGTCTTGAACTAGTCCTGTTCTTGCATCTAAAGCATAAATCTTTGCTCTTCTTCCAGAAGGATCGCAGGCAACCATGTAGAATTTTATATAGGAGTCTTGGCTTTGTATTTCAAATATTTGAGTAGGGGCATACGGGAAATAGTCACCGTCAAACCTAATTGCTAACTGCATTGCTATTACCTTAAAGCCTTCTGCACGACTTTCATTGATTGGAACTAAAAGTCCCCTATTTATAAGTGGATCAAACCTTCCTCTTAATTGTATTCCACTATTTTTAGTTAAATATAAATATGGAGAAGAGCCTGTATAAATTGAAAATGGATTATTCTTTTTAAAGTCATAGTAAATACCAGTCTTTGTATAAGGGTATATGTCTGTTCCAAATCTTGTTCCTATAGGGCTTGCATCAGATTCGTTAAGTGCTTGAGACGCATAAGAAAGTTTTTTAACTACGATATTGTTTCTTTCTGAATTTTTTAAATTTGCTTCTAAGTGTGTTACAATCGACAAATCATTAAAGTCAACTCCAATTGGTGGGTAAATAATCATATTGTCTACAACTTCGTATTTTGTTGTCATCCAGTCTGGACCAGGTATTAAAACTCCATCTCTTGAAGGTCTTTCAATTTTTGTAAAATAAAAAGAAGTTTGATTTGCTCCTAGTTTTGTATATTGAAAAGTAACATAAGACCTTAAAAGAGATTCGTCTGTGTCATACTTATACTCTTTTGATATTTTATTTTTTAAATCTTCATAGTCGT